AGCTTCTTGCGCTACTTCCTCAGCAACGGGAGCAGAATCCATGCTAGAGCTCAACTGCCAAGCATGCTTCTTGTGTGCATCAAGACGTTCTTCGATGTAATTGATCAAGCCGAATGCCTTTTGTGATTCGGCAACAGAGTGTGCCTCCATCAAGCAATCGATAACCAATTGATTGTCATAGTACAACGTTGAAATCATTTGATCGGCTGAAAGTATAGCAGAAGGAGCATCCGATACACGAGAAATGTCTCTAATCGCCATCAGTCCTGCTACTGGATTGCCACCCAACGCGCGAATTTCCTCAGCAGTACGGTCGACCGATCCATACACTTCGTCATAGAAGTCACCAAAGAAGTCGTGGTACATTGCAAACATGCGGCCACGTACATTCCAGTGGAACCCATGCGATTTCAAATACAACGCAAACGTTGTTGCGTGCAGCTCATTCATTTTCTTGATAAGTTCTTCCATTATTTTACTTTCTTAACTAATGCTGTAATTGATTCGATTAGGTGCGGGCTCGTTGTGTCTCTCGTGCCTCTCGATTCGACAACCTTGCGGACATACTCTGTTGTTTTGCGACGAATCACATCAGCACGCTTTCTCTTTTTCACGACCTCAGGATCGTCATTTGTGTCCTTGATATGAGCGGCGTGTTGTGATGCTGGCTGGACGGGCGCAATACTATTTGGCTCTACTTTTTCAATATTGCGAGCAGTATGCATCCCTCTTGCTAGGATATCTTTGATTGTCGGTTTCTTTTGTTCGTGTAGATCTAGGTCTTCTTTGAATGCCTTGCCGCCGTTAATATACGAATTCAATCTATCGAACGCATATTGGCTTGGCGTCTTGTCTGGTGCAGTGTCGGCATTTTTGAATGCTGTCTTCCCGCGACTGAACACTGCAAGCAGCGTTTCGTAATTGAAGCCAGATGCTTGTGCCTTTTCCATAATCGCTTTTGTTTCCTTTTCAGTCAACATATCGTGAGCGAGTTGTTGGAATGATGATACTACCAGCGTGGATGTTTTGTAACTCTTGCCAGCCGTTGCAGCTTGCAATCTGCGCATCTCATCGCCCTTGATTCTTGGAGCGATCTTCAACGCAATCTTCTTAATGGCGCCCTTTTTACGATCGACCATCTTATCGATGGCAATCTTTTGTGATACAGTTAGATTGCTGTAGTTCTTGCCAGCCTGGCCAGCTAAACGTGCGCGGAGGATGTTTTTCGCTCTTTTCATAGAACGACGGGAAAGTGCTGGAGCTTTCGCTAGACGGCGACGTGCAAGTTCGCGAGCGCGGGAAAGACGCGACTTATTCTTACGTGCCGAAACAGCACGATGCATGCGAGTTGTCATGTTGACAACTTTTTCGTTTATTCTTTTATCTTCTGGGTTGACGACAACGGTGTCAGCAGGGGTTCCGAGCAGCGTGGTGCCGGCCTTTTGCTTGGTCGTCTTAGACGCAGGGGCAGCCTTTTGCTTCCCTGGTGGGATTTTCTCTTTTTTCATTTGATTCCTGTTCAGGTTTGCCGTAGCCTGTTACTGATAGTAATCTATTTATAATACTCAATATTCGTCAGAAAGCGGATCGCCGCTACCGTGAATGACGTCCGTAAAAAACATATGTGCTTCTACTTCATCGCGAAAATACCTAATAATACACTGAAATGTAACTACATTGTATAGAATTATGCATATAGTCACGTTATTAAGTACATTTGATTGCACTATCCAATCCTTCATATGGACTGGCTCAAGTGATACTAACCTAAACGTCTTACGCGTCGCGTTCTTTTTGGGTGATTGGGAATTTGAGGCCATATGCTTCACAAAAACGTATATAGAGGCCGCGCTCACGACCATGTGCTTCGATTTCCCATGGAGAATCCCAGTAATCCACTGAATTGGATATTCTGGCACCTTTCCAGGTGTTCATCTTTTCGTCGATTTCGCCGAGTGCATATTGTTTGAGATGTACACATTCATGTGCAAGCGTCATCAGCTTATATCTCATCGATGGATTGTTTTGGACATCGATTTCAAACTCACGAGCGCGTTTCTTGGTGTTATATCCAGTAACCATGCAGTATCCGTCTGCATCATCATCCAGCTTTTTGCTGAAAGCTAGGTCTATAACTAGAGATTTAGTAATCCTATGAGGAAGGAGTTTGCAAAGGTAAAACGTCATTGCGTCTTCTATGATAACACGCTCGCGTTTGGATTTGATTCCTGTTATTTCGAGATCCATTTTAGGCTTCCTACATCTTCTCATACGTACCTATCAGTGAGTTGCTGAACTACCCACTTCTATGTATCTCATCCAGGATCTCTTCCAAATCACTCCAAACTTGGGCAGGCAGCGTTATTGCATAGCTAATGAATTCTATTAGTAAAACTGCCACCTTTATGGGGAAAATCACCACCCAAGCGCCTAAAATAGTGAGAAATCTCAATTGAAGCCTTTAAATTTGTCTTTATCGAATTTACGCTCTTGTCCGACTCTCTTGCCAGAATCAGTGCTATCGAACGCAGGACCACTATCAACAATATCTGATTGAGCATGCTGCTCAACATCGTATAGCTTCATTTTTGCGCGATCCACACCAACGATGAATTTACGATAGTTTCCAGGATCTGCATAACGATTCTTCAGCTGCTTAATCAGAATCTGATTCAGCTCGGCCAATTCCTCAGTAGAGATCAGAGCAATCATAAAGTCGGCGGTTGCTGGGAGTCCGAACGATTCGCTTGTATCTTCGAGGCCAACATCTGAACTTGAATATCCAGAACGAGTAGTTTGAGTCGCGGACCAAATCGGTACATCGAACTCGACCGCCAAACCACGTAGCTCCTCCGCAATTGCTTTAATGTAAGTATACGAGTTGACGTTCGCGCCATGTTTGATCCTAGAAGAAGCACAGATATTTAAGTAATCAATGTAAATGATGTCAGGCTTAAAGTTGCGCTTCAGTTTCAGTTCGTTCAACAGGTGGCGGAAGTTTGCTGATCCGGCAGAAGACGTTGGGTACTCTTTTACGATCAGTTTACCCTTGGTCGTCTGTCTCACACGCTCCATCTTCTTTTCATAGATGTCGCGTGGCATAATCTCTAACTCATCTAACGCTGTATTTAGTAAGTTAGCATCAATACGTTCAGCAATCCGTTCCTCTGCCATTTCCATTGTAATGTAGAGAACGTTGAGACCCTTAGTTAGGTTGGCAGCAGCCATATGACACATCGCCAATGACTTACCAACACCAGTACCAGCAAGGATGATGTTCAGCGTCTTATTTGGAACACCACCTTTCGTTACACGATTCAAAAAGTCAATGTCGAACGCAACGCGCTTTTCCTTCTTGTGGTAAAAGTCATAGCGTGACTCGGCATCTTCCAAAAAGTCATGGCCGATATGGGAGTCGAAAGATATAGCTAGAGCTTCTGAAAGGATCTGCGGAATAGATCCCTTGGCTTCATTGCTCTTTCCATCAATGATACTGATACTTTTGAAGATAGCGTTATAGATTGCCTTGTCTTGGCAAAACTTTTCTGTCTCATCGATCAGCCACTGCAAATCTACTTTGCTGTCTTCGATCGCTGCGATCTGGTCTTTCAGCTTGGCACATTCATCATCATTCAAAGATGGTTGGTTATCAGCCTCAATGATGAGTGCAGCCTTCGATGGTAGCTGGTTGTATTTCGAGACGAACTGCTCGATGATCGAGTATAAGACCTTGTCTAATCGGTTCTTAAAGTAATCGGTCTTGATGAAGGGCAGGGCTTTTCTTGCGAATTGTTCATTACCAATTAGGTTGGAGAAAATCACCTGTTCAATCATAATATCCTATTGTTATGTAACTTTTGGTTTGTTCAGTAGAAAGCACTTCAACTCATCCATCTGCCTAGGGGACAAGTTGAAGTTGTTTGACACACTCTGCTCCGCCACTTGCTTGGCTTTGCGTTTCTTCATCTTAGCTTGTGTTTCTTTATCCAATAATACGGCGGTATTAGAGTGTGCCATGTTGGTTTAGTCTTCCATCAGTTCTTTGAGTTCTTCTTCAATGCTGTCTTCGGTCGACATGATCGACCCAGCAGCAACTTGATATGTCTTCTTGACCCAGTCTTGGAATCCTTTAGACGTCAACACAGGTACCCAGAAGTCCTTAGTGTCTGTATCCTTGATGCGGTATTTCTTCTCTTCGACGACTCCGTCATCATCAACGCGACTATACCAACCATTGGATGGTTTGACAACGTGACCAGACTCAAGAGCCATGTCTAGCAAACCAGACCAGGTAGAGATACCACCTTCGAACGTAACGCTAACAGGGATCTTCGACTTCTCACGGACGTGACGAGATTTCTCAACGTTAATGATGAAGTTGTATCCAATGATCTCGGTACCTTCTTTTTCTTGCTGACGACCCAAGATGAAAATGTTATCAGCAGAGTAGTATGAACCTGTGCCGCCACCAACGATGTCTTTTGGATAGAGACCAATCTCTTTGTATGTGTGGTTGACGACAACCATTGGGATGTCCTTCAATGTCAAGTGAGGTGTTACCATACGGAACAGCGACTTCACTTGTTTTGCTCGAGACATATCTGCAACAGACTTGCCATCCAATGCATCCTCAACTTCTTTCTTAGAAGCCAAGTTGCCGATTGAGTCGATTACAATGATAACGCGCTCGTTGCGCTCAATACCATTCAACTGTTGCATCACATCGAACTTCAACTGTTCGATATCGGTGATTGGTGTGTGGACAACACGTTCGGTGTCGATGCCAAAAGAATCAAAGTATGCTTGTGGTGTTCCAAATTCAGAGTCGTAGAACAGCATGACAGATTCTGGGTATTTGTCGAGATAAGACTTGGCCATCAACAAACTGAAAGCTGTCTTAAAGTGCTTGGACGGACCTGCCCACATTGTAAGGCCAGGAGTCAATCCACCATCCAGGCGTCCACTCAAAGCAACGTTGATTGCTGGGATCGCTGTGGGGATCATGTCCTTCTTAGTGAAGAACTTCGATTTATTAAGTATGTCGGTGTCTTTGATCGTTGTATTTTTACGGATTTTATCGATTAAACTCATTGTATTTCCTTTGTATTAACGTTTGTATCTGTATCCAAAATTCTAGTCAGCGCTCGGTCTATAAGCCAAGACGATCCAGTCCATAATATAATATTCACAGTGGCAGCTGCTACAGTAACAGATGCCACAGCCATGCCTCTTGCGAGCAGTGATGTCAGTTGTAAAATAATATAAAGCACCAATGCAATTGGCAAACCAAAAACTAATCTCATAATATATCCTTCTACTATACCCGCTCGCTGGGGGTAAGTCAACTCATAAAAACTTTTCGAGCGTCGACGGCTCGTAGTGCGGTTCTCTTTCGAGCTTCAACCGTTCCACTACTTCATGTAATGTTAGGTGCCCATCTGCAACAGCATACAGCGATGTTATAATGCTTGAGATGTCGAGGTATCGACAATCTCTACACTCCTTCATCGGCACGCCCATTATCATTTGGATGACGGAATATACATGAGCAATTCCGTTGCGTCCATTAGGATGACTGGCCAAAGGGGGAAGCTTGGGTTGTATGTATATCCCTGCTGCTACCACCTCACGGTTAAGTGATGCTAACTTCTCTGGCGACATTACATTTTCAAGATAGAAGACTTATCAATCTCAACGACATTGGGACTTTGCTTACGGCGGTTCTCGTGGACCTTTTTCATTCTCTGAGCACGCGCCGCTGTTCTTAGCCAGTCCGGCAGTTTAGTCTTTGACGACTTTTGTTGTGGGACTACTGTGGGTGCAGTAAGTGAATGGTTGGCAGCAACTAATAGAATGATTGCTAGTGGATCGAATACAGCAACAATCATAACAATCACCCAACGCACAGCCTTGTCGACGATCGCTGGATCAGCGCTGCCATAGAACAACTCTGCAACATATTTTATTGGGCCAACTTCGATATCGACCTTGCGAGCCTCAGCGCGAAGTGGTGCTGACTCTTCCATGACCTTACTAATAGTTGTCTGTTCGGTTTGGATTTCCAATAGGAGCCTAGCTCGGTCTTTGGCCTGCGCACGACGTACTGCCACTGCTTTATCGGCACCCTTTTCATCTGTCGATCTGACCATAATCTGATCGACCGCTTCATCAAGCTGTTTAAGAGCCTTGCGGTTTGCATCTATGTTATCCTTTGCTGTCTTGATCTTCTCATCATATATGCTAATTTTAGCAGACACATCGCCACTCGGGATCGCCTGATCCAAGTGCGCCTTACTCAAGAAACCAAATATACCCATCGATGTGATTGCCATTAGAACGACGATAGCGGCAACGAGGTAGTACTTGATGATTGCAGGTGCAGTATTCCAGTTGCGGTATACCCAAGACGTAGCAACGACCTTAGCTAGTTCTAGCGTCGAAGCCATCACCATCACGGGGATAGCAGCAGCAGCAAACAATACAACTAGACCCGCAATCGAGTAGTATGCTGCAACAGCAGATAGCGCAAGCGCTACCAGCAGCATGATGTAATTCAACATATCACTTTTCCATTAACGAATTTACGTTTGCAATGAACTCCGTCATCTTCTTTTGACGATCTGGCCATAGAATGTATGGCTTATCAGAGTCCTTTGCAAGGTTCTTCAGCAGAGGCATAACCATCTTATACAATGCATTGAGTTTTTCTTCATACGTACGAGACACTTCTTCATGCTGCGCAGCTTGTTGCTGCAAGGCTTGTTGAAGCTGAGTCTCTTTTGCTTTCAGCTCTGTTTCCGATACTGCAGTGAATCCGAAATCGAAATCACCCAAGTTTGTAGTAGCCATTTGTGTCCTCAGAAAAAGTCTTCAATTGTATTTCGTTTACCCTCAATACTCCAACCGATAGCATCCGTGATTGTCTTAATTGGTTCAACGAATGATTTGTCGAATTGTACCTCTCGGTCAATGTATTGTTCGAGATTGAGTTCAGCAGGAATTGATCCTGGTGCGCCAATAACTGTAGCAGTCGTTGGGTTCGGTTGACGGAGGTGGCAGAATTTAATTTTCTCTCCCTCACCTATGGGCTGGTATTTATTTGTCAGCCCGCGCACTCTTAGGATGTGGTTGTATATCAGAGCACCCTTCACATGGATAGGTGTAGATTTGCGGTAGATTGTTGTGCTATCGATGTACTTTGACAATCCACGAACGGAACGCGGGAATGCAATCTCCTCGAATGGAAGTGTCTGATACTGCTCTTTGAAATTCTGCACGAAGTTGACTAGCTCATCTTCCTTACCGTTCATAATGATCTTCAACGCATCTTTAATGTTGTCACGACAAGCAGATGGCGTCGATGAACGCACAGCTTCAATGCCAGACAACTTCAACTTAGGTTCTGCATACTGCACGCCTTCGTTGTTGTACACGTTCAAGATGTAGCGCTTCTTCGCAGTCCAAATTCCTTTGTTTGCAATGGCTTCTCGCTTCATCTTCATCTTCTGATCATAAGCGTTCACATAGTCAGCGAGCTTCTGGTACGTCTTATCAATGTATGGTTCGAAAATCTTTTCGCAAGCATTATCTAGGAATTGAACAATCTCTTCAGTCGTCTTTCCTTGGCATGTTTGATCGACCAACTTACCGAGCTTCAAGTACATTGAGTCCGTATCACATGCAATTACATAATCCACACCAGTCGTGTTCAACGTCTTATTCAAGTATTGGTTGATGTGACGTTCCATCCAGCGAATAGACAGCTGGCCAGACTTCGTAATCGATTCAGCAAGGTCAATGTCAAACCAACGGAAGTATACGTTCGAAAGAGCACCATAAGCTGAGTTCAACTGAATCTTCTTAGCAAGCTGCATATTGTGGCAGCGTGCAATTTCCTTCTCGAGCTCGTATGTTGGTGTCTTTTCATACTGTTGCTTAGCTGCCAACATTTGCTTCTTGAACAACACACGGTCGTTGTACATCTTCAACATCAGCGCTGGTAAGAATCCTTGACGATCACGATCAAACATACAACCCGACGCAGCAACTGCTACGTTTTGTTGAATCATATATTCGTGGTGCTCGTCTAGCGCCCCATCGAGAATAGAATCGATCGACAACCCTTGTAGCTGGCCAACATACGTCTCTGGTGAAATGTTGTACTGCATGATCAAGTGAGGATACAAACTGTTCAAGTCGAACGACACAGTCCAATCGTGCATACCAACTTGTGGATCCTTCACATATGCACCAACGATCTGACCGTCCTTCTCTTGGCGGTTGGTCATTGGAATTGCAATTCCTTGCGACAGCAAGTAGTTGTGAATAATGATGTCCCACATACGCACAGATGTAAACGCATCGACGAAGTTGACGTGACCGTCATAGGCAATAGCAAAAATCTGCTCGAGGAATTTCAGCTTATCTTCTAGCTTATCAACCAAGATAACGTCGTGGATGTTATAGTCGATGTACTTCTCAAAGTCCTTCTCATAGAACTCATGCATCGATTCATACTCAGAGTAATCCAGTTTACGCTCACCCAGTTCGATGAATGCAATGTGGTCGAGTTTGAATGATTCTTGTTGTGAGAATGAGAACTTCTTATATGCTTGCAAGTAGTCGATGATGCTGACGCCAACAGGAATATAGCATGTGTACGTGCGTCCCATAATATCAAGTTGGCGTTCTTCTAATATGCCCCATGGTGACAACCTCTTTGCAGACTTGTCTCCGAGCTGACGACGGATGCGGTTGACGAGGTATGGGATATCGAAGAATTCTACGTTCCAGCCAGTGACTACGTCTGGCGCGAATTCAGTCGATTGCCAGATCGTCAAGAACTTCTCGAGCAAATCTTCTTCACTCTTACAATGGAAGTATCTAACACCTTCTAGTTTGGGCGTATAGGGTCTTAGCCCGAGTACGAGCGACTGCCCGTTCTTACGAACAGTGATAGCTGTAATCGATTGGTTTGCCGTTTCGATGTCTGGAAAACCTCCTTGAGTGGAGGTCTCAATATCGAGCGTGACGACTGAGATCACCTTTGGATCATAGTCAATCGTCCCGTTGTAGTTGTCGTTGATGAATGCGTATTGAAAGTTAGTCAGGCCATAGATCTGCTTATTTGATATCTCACGATATTCTTTCACATAGTCACGCGCATCTCGCATTGAATCAAAATCACGTTTGTAGAGAGGCTCGCCACGCAATGTGCGATATGGGGTCTCTACACCCCTTTCTCGATATACTTTATTTGGTTCAAATAGATATGGTTGATATGCTATAGATCTTTGTACACGCTGACCGTTCTCATACCCTCTCAACAGAATTTCATTGCGGTATAAGTGTACGTTCGTGTAAAATTTCATTTAGTCTTCCGGTTTGTAGCCTTCTTCAGTGAAAAAGGCTTTCATTTTTTGTTCGTCTGTCCATTTGCCATAGACGTAGTCGTTGTCTATGTCGCACTGGATTAGTGCTGCTTTCTCAGTCATAACACGATGAGAAATAATAGTCTCACCCAAGTGCTGCTGTGAGAATTCTTTTGCTTCGTTTAAGGTAACGGTATCTAGTGCCCACGTATCTCTGCCCTTTGGCACTTGGACCATATAACGCATGCGGAATTGGCTAACGGTCTCAACTAATACCCACTCTTTTTCCATAACGAGCTCCAATAATAAAAAAGTCCTGACGTATTATAATGAGTAATATACGTCAGGACAACAATCAAACGTCTAGGAACTTGAGTTCGAATCGATCCGCTCGATCTTCATATGCAATGTACCCACGAGGATTGCATACTACTCGAGTTGTTCCAACTAGGTAGTCGTATACATCATGGGTGTGTCCATGTGTCCATACTTTGATTTGTGGATGGTCCAGGATGAATTCCGATAGGTCAGAGCTGTATGCACCATTGACAACTACGTCCTTTTCATATTGTGGTTTCGTTGACATCTTGCACGGAGCGTGATGTCCGACTATCACAAACTTGCTGAAAGGGTTCGTCGCGATGGTAGTGCGAATGAACTCCAACATCTTCTTGTGGTCTTCCACTGACTTTTCGGGTGAAAATTTGGCAGGGCGTGTCTTGAATTCAACGTACACACGATCTTCTGGTGGAAGTGCAACCCACTCCTCATCAGTCATACCAACACTCTTCATCTTATCATGGTAAACCTTATAGTGAACTACTTCACTACTGTCTTCAATGATCTTGTAGTCGTTCATGTACCCTTTGATTGCAAACAAAGTGTTTGGATCTTCTTTGTTCATGTCGGTCCACAACGTACCGCCGATGAAAATAGTATCACCAATAGCACGAACCTCTTTATCCAAGACATGGACGTTCTTCAGGTACGCGAGACGTTCTTTAAGGTTCGGAAGCGACTTGGCATAGTCGCCATGATAGTGTTCGTGGTTGCCAGCAATGTAAATCACATGCGGGAATCGAGCGCTACATTCCTGAAAGAATGTATGGAACATAGCACTACGTGTATGTGGCACTAGTCCATGTGGATCGTGATCCAGCAATTCCTTAGCGAGACAAATGTCGCCAGATAGAATCAAGACCTCTGCACCTTCGGTGTTGTCCAACGAAATTGGACCAAACTCCAAATGGAGGTCAGAGCAAACTGCGATTTTCATAATTAGCCGTTGAGGGTTTGTACAACCTGAATGCCAGCGCCATGCTTGCGGTTGTAGTTGTTGATCATTTCAATGCTTGGTGCAAACTGCGTAACGACAGCTCGCTTCGCGATTGTGAATTCTTCTGATTCAGAGTATGGAAGAAATGGCATCAGGCCCATGCGGAATTGACCAGGAACTTCGCCTTGCATCATCATGACGGCAGATACTTCTTTGATGTGGACAAACTCATCAGTCTCATTGACCAATGTACCAATCAATTCTTCTCCACTCGACATCTTCAAACAAATAACGCTCATAACAAAATCCTTTAATTAATACCAGCCAGAGACATATCGTCTTGCTGTAGACCGTTTACTATCCACTAACGCAGTCGCAAAGGCAACGATAAAATGTTTAATTGATTTCATATAACCTCAGAAGTACATCACTAGTGTTACGGACAACTGAGTCGTATACAGCAAGTTGCTCAAGTAAAATGTTAGCTCCCACATCTGCGGGCGTCCCTTCTGTTAGTAATAGGTCGGCGTCTGTCTCTCCATACTCCGTGACCATTACCATATTATTTTTACGTGCTATGTGTTTGATTGCTGCATTTTCTGCTAAGCAGTGCATATAGACGTCGCGTACATTGCGAGCCTTCATTGCGACAACTGCTCTATCAAACAATCCTTGCCCCAGCTTATGTCCCCTCCACTCAGGATCAACAGACAGTCCTAATTCGGCCTTGGACTTATCATATTGGTATGCAACATGCACAGCGGCAATGATGATGCCGCCATGAACTACACCAAACCACATATTATCATCATCCCAACATCTCTGTACGTAATCGCTGATGGCATCATCTGGCATCATAGCACCAAAGCGCATACGGCGATCGCTATCTTGAAGACGTTGTAAATGTTGGATTACAAGTGGACGGTGGAAAGACCGAAAGAGTCTGCGGGGGATCATAATACGCCCTTGCGTGCGAGCTTTTCGATCCTATATTCGAGATCGAAAATATCATGGCTCTGTGCTAGATATTGATCTATCGCTGCGCGACGTGAAAAAGGCTTCAATACATCTTCCAACATGAAGAGTATGAAACCGAAAATTGTTTTCTTTATTGTATGCATGTTACTACCCATTTGTCTTTTGGACAAAATAAAAGCCGACCCCTCTCGGTAGTCGGCTGAGGTCGATTAAGCTTCGTCTGTTAGAAGAGGCTTAGTAGTTTTGGATCGTGTAGATTCCTTGACTTCGATTTTCTTTGGCTTCTTGTGTTCAGGAATGATTCGTTCCAAGAACACTTGCAACATACCATTGATCATCTCGGCATTTTTAACTTCTACTTGATCGTCCAGAGCGAACGTGCGAGTGAAGTTGCGAGCAGCGATTCCTTTGAACAGGAAGCTGTCGGCGTTGTCGTCATTTTGGACGTTGCCCTTGATAACCATCTTATTGTCTTCAAGATCGATCTCGATGTCTTGCTTGGCAAAACCAGCAACAGCGAGTTCGATGACATACGTAGTGTCGCCTGTCTTCTTGATGTTGTAAGGTGGGTAGTTAGGGATGTTCTTTGTCAAGTCGTCATGCATTTTAGCAATGCGGTTGAACTGTTCATCGAAACCAACGAAGAACTTATCAAAGTCCTTGAATGTAGTGAGCAATGTCATGTCGATCTCCTATCACTTAGTCTTGGCAGGGAATGCAAGTTTCTGAGCAGCATCATAAGAAGCTGTCAGCACATCAGCAGAAGTCTTAGCGACTTGCTTGGCAAATGCACGTTGCGATTCAACAAATGATTGGAGTGGTTTTGCTACAGATTCGTCTTTAACGAAAGTTTTAACGAATGTAGCCTTAGCGTCTTGAACTGCGTCAATAGCTGTGTCTGCGAAAAATGTCATAAGGTTCTCCTTAAATAAGCGAGTTGATAAAATAACTAACCCCGAAGGCATTAGTTGGTAGATATTCACTAGGATACCAGCCTAGTTCCCATCCCGAATGAGATGAGGTATTTATATATTTTATACTGTCCAATGGGGGAAGTCAACCATTGAATGTATAAAAAAAGGACCCGAAGGTCCTTGATTTAGGCCGCTAGGACCTCTTTCAGTCTGTCAGCAGCATATGATGCAGCGAACGCCCGTGGCTTAACCATCGGTGTTACGTTACACGTGCCTTTGATGTAACCGATAGCTTGTTGTACGACGCACGAGGAGCCATACATTTCGTTAGGGTTAATGTCCAAATGGACTTCAACATAACGATCTTCCAACACATCGGCAAGATTTTGGAACAATTCCGAAACCTTGTAGACTTCATTCATCAAACGCATTGCTGGCTTAGACTTCTTTTGGTCGTAATCTAATTCACGTTGAACTTCACCGAAGATTTTGCAACCATGGTTTCCGTCAATGTGGATTACGACGGCGAGTGTGTAATCAGCATACCATCTGCCTTCCATTTTAAAGCGCTCTGAGTCGGCGCCGATGTAAATCTTTGTGGATGGCGATTGCGCTTCGATGAATTTCTTCACTTCAGCTAGGTCTAATTTCTTCATGGTACACCTCTAGTAAAAAGCCAAGGCACAAAACGGCCTTGGCTGGGTGTTACATATTTTAGATCGCGTAACGGTCGATCATCACTGCCTTAAGCATCATTGCTTCTGGTGTGAACTTATCAGCATCGCCACCGAGTACTGCCGTCATGATAGCTGGCGAGAAGCCAGATACCAAAGCAACACCACGAGTGTCATACTTGACAGGCACGTTATCGTGCGAGTTCAAATTCCAGAACACGATCTTTGGAAGTTCGTATCCTGCTGCTTCAAACTTACGTGCAATCATTTGCATTGCGGAATCGTCGAAACGAGCGCATTGGTCGAATTGCATGTCAGACAAGATCAGCAGCATGTCTGGCATTTCTTCTTGTGGAACGCCACCCTTAGTAGCCGTAGCAAGGATCTTATCCATTGCAGCAACCAAGTTAGTGTTCATGCCCCAGTTGGAAGAAACCATTTGTTGGACTTTCTGAACAATGTTGCCCTTCAAGTTCAGCAATTCTGGCGAACCCGAGAACGTCAAGAACGTGTCCTTGAACTTACCCTTGTTCTTGTCAGCGAGGTACAAACCAAGCGACACTGCAACATCCATACACGTTGTGGTGCTCTGCGAAGCAGAACCACCAGCACGGCAGGACATCGAACCAGAAACGTCTACCAATGGCAAGACGTTTGCATCACCGATGAAGTTTTCCATCGCATCCCATTGCGCTTGCAGCGCACCGAGCTCAGCTGCGGAATAGTTGTTACGGTATGAACCGATAACGCCCTTCAACACATCGTATGGAAACACTGCGCCAGCGTTGATCTTGACTTTGACTGTACGATCTTTTGGATCCTTCATCAATTCAGCAACATACTTTGCGTATTCTTGTGTGTTACGGTTGAATGCTTTCTTGTAACGAGCAGCGGCCACGGATGGCACGTGCGAGAAGTTGATTGCATCCCAGTCCTTCGCACACATTTGTGTTTCGACGACGTTGGTCAATTCAACCAACGACTTACGGTAGAACTTTGGCGACATTCCATAGAATGTACGAATTTCGGCAGCGAGTTTACCTTGGCGAGGTGTCCACTTCGCAGCGAGACCATTCTTTGCACGGAGTGCATCACCCAACATTGTGAATGCCTTGGCCTTCAAGTCCTTATCTTCGAAGACGAAGATGTCATCCCAGCGACCGATTTCAGGCACTTTAGCCAGCAATGCTGCTGCAGCGTCCTTATCGTGCTTTTCGAGATACTTCAGAACTTGGCGGAACAATTCACGTTCACCAGCGCCACCACGAGCGTCACGGACCCATTGAGCGATGCGCAACGCGACATCTTTGTTCTCAGCGTATGCGGCCACGAAATCCTTCGTGATGTCCTTACCACGTGAAGCACCGATCTTGAAGAATAGATCGACGCACGCATTTGCAGTGGACTTGCGTGCCACCATACCATTCGTGGTACGGGCTTCTTGGTTTACTACAGCTTCAGCGAATGTTGACATAATGAACTCCTTTTTCAATCAACAGGTTAAACTTTTTCTCTTTTATGAATAGAAATTGTTGTTGCGGAACTTAACCTTTTAAACAACAGAGTAGGGGGAGCAGAAATTATTTTCTGGTCATCCACTTCGGGCACTTGCCCTATCTCCATGACCCTATCGCCAATCGTTGGCGCCCGATCCTTGATCTTGCAAGACTACAAAGTCGACCTATTACTAGGCCAACGCATTCCCTCCAACCTTTCGGCCACCCCTTTCAGGGCACGGTAGGGTTTTAGTATCATGGACGTTACTCCATGTATTAGTTTGTTTGCTGTATCTACTCTAAATTCTTTCGTCTTCGTCTATTATATGAAATAACAGATCGACAGACAACTGGTGCTCTCGACGAGAATCAAACTCGTGTAACATCCGTACCAAGGATGTGTAATGTCACTATACGACAAGAGCAATTTGGTACCTCGTGACGGGATCGAACCGCCGACCTTCTCCTTGTAAGGGAGCTACTCATACCGCTGAGTTAACGAGGCATTTATTTACTTGGATTCGTCTTCGGGAAAAACGATCTTTGCACCACCTGTGGTGCCTGGCATTTCAATCTTCTTCTGCGCATCTTGTTTCTTTTCAAGATCACGCGAGAAGATCGCATCCCAGCGATTATCCCATTCTTGTTGGCTAACGCTAAATGGTCTTGGTGCAGACCCCTTACCACCATCTGACATAACGAACTCCTGTGTGTTGGTGGTGATAGTTGGTACCGAGCCAACCTATGAGGCTTATGAGACCCCCGCCTATCCGTCTAGGCTATATCACCAATTGTGTTTTGGTTGCGGAGGAAGGATTTGAACCTTCTAGGACGAGCTTATGAGACTGCCCTCTCACCTGACTCTCCGCGTCTATGTTTGGTGCCG